ATCTTGATAATTTCTTACCCTAAATTATGGAAAACATATACACTACCGAAACACCTCCTCAGGAGGTAGCTAAGGAACTCAATAAAGAGCTCCGAAACGAAGACCTGAGGGGTACCGGGATGATGAGTCCTATGGAGAGCCTGACCGCTCCTCCATGCGAACCCACCCTACCCCCTATCCACCGTGAGGTGGTCCAGGGGGACCAAGAAGAAGACGCCGTCGTTGCTTTGGAAAACGCGGGCGACGTCGACTTCGAGGGCCACGCGAGACACTTAGTTGGGTGTCTCCGTGGTCTTGGATGTTCTGCATTTTCAGCACTAAGCTTCACGGGCTTGGTGTGTAGGATGCAGGAGATACATGTAGAGTTTCCGCTTGAAAAGGTCATCAAGTGGCTCTATGCGTCATCCTTGTCTATCGTGGTGGGAGAACCACTCCCGCCATGTCCGCTTCCTTCTCTCTTGGAGAAAGTCGGTGCTTTTGGCCCCAGGCTGGCCTGGAAGATACCTTGTGTACTCTTTCCAGGTCGGGTTGGTAAAGCTATGAGCTGGATGTTGCGTCACGCTAGCCTTCGTTGGCTTAGCGGGACGGAACTTCAGCGAAAGAAAGCACTTCGAGTGGGGCAATCCTTCCTTCTGATGAAGAAAGGTACTCCAGTCGTCTCCTCGGCTCTAAAAGCCGAAGGAAAGAAGAAGCATAGACAGGCTCTGAGGAACCGTGAGAAGGGCTTGCATGCCCGTCTCCGGTCCGTGGTTGTGTTGGAAGATGTTTCCTTCGACGACCTCGTATTACAGCAAATAACGAGGACTGTCGAGGAGCTTTTTAGCGCGAAGAAATTTGAGCCCCGTGAGGGTCTCGCTCCTTTTCCTTCTACTTCTGGCCATTTCCTCTCCGATACGTTGAAGGGAGGAGCCGCAGGACGAATTCTCAGTGACTGGCAGTCTGCCAAGTTCACGGGAGGTCATGCGACTTCTCCTACTGTCGTGACCGCTGAGTTAGAAGAGGGTCCGCAACGGTTTAAACATTACGAGGGGCAGAACGATGCCTTCCGAGAAAAGATCCTAACGGGTCTTGACTTGGAGGCGTCGCTCGGCTTCCCCGTCTTGCCGGTGCAGATTCTCGAATCTCTCAAGGTCCGTACAGTAACGTGTGGTCCGGAATATAGCTACTGGCTCATGATCGAGCTGCAGAAGTTTATGTGGAAAGTTTTGAAGGAGCATAAAGTATTCGAGCTAATTGGAAAACCCATTTCAGCCGATGTTCTTCAGGACATCATCGATTTGAAACCTAGAGGCCACTTTTTGAGTGGGGACTTCGCAGCCGCAACGGACAATCTCCGCAAGGTCTTTAGTGACTTTTGCTGGGAGGAAATCTGTCGTGTCTGTGAGATCCCCGACTGGCTTAGGGTTTTGGGACTCGCGTGCCTAACTGGCCATACCATCTATGAGAAAAGATTGGTTGGGCAGGATGTGGGGCGTGAACATTTGGTTGAAAAGTCCGCTCAGGAAACTGGGCAATTGATGGGGTCTCCACTTTCTTTCCCTATTTTGTGTGTCATAAACGCCGTCGTCGCCAGGATGGCTTTCGCTCCGCAGTATGCGAGGCGGAAGCTACGATGGTTACCCATTAGAATTAATGGGGACGA